CATCCACGCATACTACAAAATCATTTGCATTCATATTTTTATATTTTAAAGGGAGATGTAAATCAATACACCTCCCCTTGGCACTAAGGTAGCGATTCTCTGCGCCTATAATTTAAACCCTATGAGCGAAAAACCTGCAGCTACGAGCGATAATTTGGGAGGAAGTTTCACCTCTATCTCTTTGCCAGCACATTCGCGGCTTGTCTCCTTTATTTTGTCCCAAATGATTTGAGCAAGTTTAACATATTCTCGCCAGGTTAATTTGACTTTTTTCCCATCGTCAGTAAGAAGTACATTTACCTCTTGCGCAAGTTCCGCAAAATTAAAAGCAAAACAAGCCACGTCGCCCAATGGACTTTTGATTGTGTCTGCGTTTTTTAAGGCATCTTTTAAATTAGTCTGCATATTATGTTTTTTTAAAGTTTCTAAAATCATTGAATGAGTTTTAATTTTTTCCATTGGCTTAACGATTAAAAAAACGTGTTATTAAAACTCCAAGATTTACACCTGTTATCCGCTTGATGTTTTCTGCAACGCTAAATAACTCTGTTCCAGATATCATCATTGCTACCATATAAGTAATTGGAAAAGGTATATTAAAGGTATTTTTTGCACCTTCAAAAATAAGAATGGCTACAAAATAAACGACTATCTTTTCCGTTGTCCTATACAATCCTTTGCTACTTATCTTTTGCCCTTCCTTTTTTGCTGCCTTGATTCCTGTTATTGTGTCTGCAAAAACAACGGCAACTGTAAACAAAAGAAATCCTTTTATAGGAACAAAAAATGAAAAGATAAAACCAGTAGTTAATGCAACGGCAAAGAACTCATAGCTTTGGTGTAATAATTTTAGTATAACTGCTTTCATTATTCAAGTTTTATTAACCTTACATCACCATCCACCGTTGCAAATTTGCCATCAGCATATTTGTACAAGTCGTATTTAACACCGTTAAAGGCAAAGGAAACTTGATTGGTAAATGTAGATAAAAGTAGATTGGTTGAAATCGTGTACACCTTGCCGTTATCTGGGTTAAAGATAAGCCGCTTGTTGTTGTTTAACTCAATCTTACCATCAATGATTTCACCGTTAAAATTTAACTTCCAGTCACCGAGAAACTTTGCCGTGTCCCTTTGTGCCGTTGTAAAATAGACAGGCTTACCGCTAATTTGAACGTGCAAGTCATTGTAATAATTAATCCTTTGCACTGCTTTGCCCTTTGTGATAATAGGCTTGGCATGAATAGCAATCGTGTTACTTTGCCTTTCAGCATCGGTAACAAGGCTTTGAATAGCCGTTGCAGAATCGCCTAATATTTGCTTTGAGCCTGTCACTGTGCTATCTGACAAAGTAGTCTGCTGAATAATGTAATAAATGTTGCCTTGCTTTTGAATATACACCGTGTCTTTGACAACATCTTGCGCAAAGGAAAACAAGGGAAGGAAAAATAATAGGTATCTCATTTTATTTATTTTCAAGGTTAATAATTCTTTGTTCAAGGGCTTTGATAAGGGAGTTTTGCTCTTGTATGGCTTTGGTGAGGATAGGTATAATGGCTTGATAATTTACAGACATTGATTCCTCAAAACTTACAACCTCTGGTAAAATTGTACCAATATCTTGAGCAATAAAACCAAGTTGTTTGCTGCCATTACTTTTATATGTATATTCAACTGGTTGTAAATTTAAAATTTCATTTAAACCATATTTTAAATCAAAAATATCATCTTTTAAATTAAAATCTGAACGCGTCGTATAAGCTGATGCACTAACATTGCCTCCAACGTAAACACTATCTATAACGGTTAAAAGATAACCGCTTTGTGGAGTAACTGTTCCTATTGCTATAATACCTGTACTTTTAACTGTTTGGCGGATAGCACCATCGCTTAATATATGTAAATCTCCACCATTACTACCAAAAAATGCCGAATTAGCACTTGAACCTGTAAATGTAGCACCAGCAGACCCTTCTACTCCACAAATAAATCTACCAGTATTACTGTTGTTAAACATATTCATCCAAAATGCAATATTGCCTGTTTGAGAAAAAACAATTTGTGCCCCTGACCCAGAAATTACTCCATTAATATTATCTTTAAATTTTATATTTCCATTAACATCAAGATTTCCAGCAGGACTTGAGTTTCCTATTCCTAACCTGCTATTTGTATTATCCCAATGCAGATTTGTAGGCGTTAAAACTCCGCTTGTACCATTTCCAACCATTACCTTATTTGCCGTTAAAGTCGTTGCAGCCGTTCCACCATTTGCCACAGGCAAAGTGCCCGTTACACCAGTTGTCAATGGCAACCCAGTTGCAGCCGTTAATACACCGCTTAAAGGAGTGCCTAAGGCTCTGCCACTACGATAGTAATTTGTTAGCATCGAAGTTGTGTCGCTCGGCAAAAGGTTTAAACGCAACCACGCATTACTTGTTGCTTTTTTATAATGCCACATTATATTTGTCGTGGTATCAAGAACCATGTAAGCCATTGTATCAACACTTGGCTTTCTTACCGTATCAGTTGCAGCCACGCCCCGAAATATAAGCCCATCGGCAGTCGTCTGTTCTCCCAGCGTTATCTTTTGATTGCCATTGCTTGGGTACTGTGCCCATGCAAAGCAAGGCAAAAGGAAGAGGAAGAGGGGAAGGAGTTGTTTCATGTTTTTTGTTTTAATTATTTCTTTGCATTATAATCCAATTTGTTCCATCACTTACAAGGGTTGCAAATCTATATGTAGCAGGAGCTATAATTGAAGTTTGCGTAGAACCACTAAAAGCAGTTGTAAAACCAATTATATTAGAAGATGCAGAAAATACATTTCCGCTGCCTGTTTGTTTAATAATTAATTCTTTACCAGGATAAGTAGCTGCACTTGGTAATGTAAGTGTAACAGTAGCATCTTGATGTATATTTAACCATGTGGTATTTACACTAACTGTCAATGTTGTAGCCGTAGATGATGTGTATGTTCTCTCTAACCAAGGAGTATTTACCTTACCTCCAAATGTACCGCTTGAACCTACATTTAATGTACTTGAACCAGATATTACTATATTGCCACTAAATGTTTTATTCCCTGTCAATGTCTCCGTACATGATTTACACGCTGCACCTAATTGATTCCTTGCGTCTGTTTCGTTTGCTCCTCCTGTGCCACCGTTTAAAACAGGCAAAGGTACACCGCTTAATGATACTGCCAATGTACCGCTTGATGTTACAGGGCTGCCAGATACAGATAAGAAAGTAGGTACACTCATTGCTACACTGGTAACACTGCCTGTGCCTGCGCCTATCGTTGTTCTTGTATCAGCTGCACTTAATAAAGTTATAGTATTATTAGAATTTACTTTTATAAATTTATCAGAAACACTATTTGTTAAGGTAAATAATGAAATACCACTTGTTGTACCTCCTAATGTTATCCTTGCATTTGCTGCGTCTGTGGCACCTGTACCGCCATTTGCCAAAGGTAAAGCGTTACCACTATATGTCAATGCCAAAGTGCCGCTTGTTGTAACAGGTGAGCCGCTAACAGTAAAAATAGATGGTGCAGATAAGCCTACGCTTGTAACTGTACCACTACCACCACCTCCACCGCTATATTGTGGTATATTTAATGTCGCACCAACCAATGTTGCAGCTCCACTTGTTCCTGTTGTGGTAAGTGTTAAATTATTTTGTTTTGACGCAAATCTTGTTGTAAGATTTAAAGAAGTAGTATCTGAAAAAGCAAATTTATTATTAAATGTAGTCCAATCTGTTGATGTTAAATATCCATTCCTTGATGTTGTTGCGCTTAATAATTCAATGACTGGAGTAGTAGTTGTATTTGTAATAGATAATGGATTCCCACTTGTTCCGGATGCCGTTACGCTTGTAACCGTGCCGCCTCCTATGGCTGTGCGAAAGTCAGTAGCAGATAATGCAGTAACAGAGTTATCAACGTTGAACCTTGGAAAGGTGATTGCAGAAGGATTGGTCAAAGTAAACATTGACTGCCCTATTGTTGTACCTCCTAAACTTGTTCTGCCTGTAGCTGCTACTAAATCAGTGCTACCTCCATCCCATTTTAACCTATCTGTATATGCTGTATTCCAATTACTTGAATTATTTGTAATTGATGTTGTCCATGTTGTGCCTGTTGATAGGGCTATGCCTGCCTCTGGATAGATTGGATTGCCTTGCCCAGAGGAAACAGAGCCGATGCCGCTTACTGTGACTAAAGTATAGTTTTCGCCTACTTTGTAAGATGTGGCTGCTATTTTAACTTTATTTGTATCAATTACGGTAAATTGGTCATTAAGTAATAACTGCCCATTGCGAAACAAAAGAATATACTGTCTTAACTGAATAGGAAATTTAACAAGTATAGTAAATGTTAATGTGTCACTTGTAACATTTTCGTATTCCTGTTTAATTATTTTTATTGTGTCTCCTCCTATTTCAACTGCCACAATGCTATCTCTTACAAAGTCATAGACTGTGGATGTGTCAACTCTTAGTGTGCCAGTTGTTGTTATAGGCCCACCAAGTAATCCGTAACCACTACCTACACTGGTAACTGTACCTGTGCCTCCTCCACTGTATTGAGGAATGTTCAAAGTTGCACCGGTTAAGGTAGCAGCTCCGCTTGTGCCTGTAGTGGTAAGTGTTATATTAGGCTGCTTTGTTGCAAATCTTGTAGTAAGATCTAATAAAGTAGTATCTGTTAACTCCATTAAAACAGAGAGATCTGCAGAGACAGTGCCAGTGGTTGTGATTGGATTAGGTGATACTGTAATGCCAGTGCCTCCAGATATTGAGGTAAGTGATCCGCTGCCACTACCACCACCACCGCCACCGCGAGGTAAAATAACCGTATAATTCTCACCTAATTTATATGCAGTTGAGCCAATTACAACAGAGGCATTAGTAGGTACAGTGTATTGGCTTGGTAAAAGTATTTGACCATTTCTATATACTTGTAAAGATGTTGTATCATTTACTACTAAAGTATCCGTTTGTGTCCATGTTAAAGTGCTTGAAGATACATTTCTAAAATCTTGCCTTGCATAAAATCTGCCGCTTGTATCTGCGTAGGCTTTGGTTGCATAGTTGGCTAACATTGCTGAAGTATCGCTTATTAAAAGTGCAGCAGTTGTATCTCTCCAAACACCTTCACTACTTAAATAATATAATGAGGCTTTATTTACTGGCGATGTTATACGAACATCGTGTAATTCGTTTAATTCTTGACCATTACGAATCTTAACAAACAATTCCCCAGAACCAGCATTACTTTTTACACATACACCAATATATACCGTGTGTTGTGGAGCTTGCGGCTTTGTTGATGTTAACCCACCTGCCACCGTTGGCGAAAGGTAAACGGCTGAATCCTCTACTAATGCACTTGTATTTATATTTGTTATTAATCCCTCTGTTATTATATATCCGCTTTGATTGTTCGCTATGCTTTCGGCAACTATGCCAAAAGTATTAGCCGAAAAGGCATCGGTAACACCTAAGGCTTTTGCAACGGTTATTCTGTTTCCTTGACTTCCCGACAAATAAACCGCAGTTCCCTTTGCCAAAGTAGATCCCGTACGATTATTAACCCGTTGGTGTAATTGTTGCCCTATAACATTTGTTACTATGCCACCTTTTAAGCCTTGTATCAAACTTCCTTGCGTATCATTATATTCAACTTCTCCCACTCCAACTGTTCCATCTTTTGCCGTGTTAAAGGTAATAGAATCAAAAGGCATAGTTAAACCTCCTCCTGCACCACTAATGGCTGCCCATGAACCTTGCTTAAACACATATAAAGAACCGCTAACAGAATCAAGAATAAGATAGGCTTTTACATTCTTATCTGCATAGCTTGTAGGCTTGGTTATTGTGTCTGTCGCTATACCTCGCCACACTAAACCGTTGCCTGTTGTTTGCCATCCTAATCTCTGCTTATTGCCTGTAATAGGGTAAGGAATGGAATCCATAGAGGCATAAGATATTCCTGCCACCAAAAGAAAAGCAATTACAAGTCCTTGTTTTTTGTTGCCTACTTTGTCAATGGCTTTGCCTATAAACTTTCTTGCTATTCCCATTACTAATTCATTGGCTAACACCTTGGCAATGTTTCCAACGGCTTTTAAAAACTTCCTTTCTTTCTTTGGTGCTTTTATCTCTTCCATTATATTATGTTTATCGCAAAGACAATATAATTACTGCCATCGTAATGTGTGTTAGAATCTATGGTAATAGTAGCAGGTGCCGTTATACTATATTGACTATCTATTAATTTCTGACCATTCTGGTAAACATGAATAGCAGCAT